GGCAGCGCTAGGCGGGTAAAAAAACGGGTTTGCTGTTTTATTGTTTTGTATAGTTATGCGTTCGGTTGCATAAGTTTTTTTTGCGTTTATGTTTACTGTTGGTGCTGGTTCGTAAATGCTTTTGCGTTTTAAGTTGCCGTATCGTGCGCCGCGTGAACTGTTGCAGGGTTTGCAGGCTGGTACTAGGTTGTCTAGTCCGTTGACGCCTAGCTGGTCTTTGGGCCAGCGGTCTACTTCTACTAAGTGGTCTGCTGTTGTGGCTTCTCTGCTGTTGCACCAATGGCATAGTGGCTTTTCTTTTAGTAGTAAGCGTCTGTTTGTTTTGTATTGGGTTTGGCTTCGTGCTGTTTGGTTTAGTGTGCGTTTTGTTAGCTGGCTTTGGTTATGGGTTTGTTTACGTTTAGGCATTAGGCGCTTCGCTTGCTAGCGCGCGCTGACGCGCTTGCTCTTAATGGGTGGTTAGTTGTGCAGGTTGACGGGCGCAAGCAGGTTATTTGTTTTGTTACGTTCATACTTTGTTTCTGTAAGTAAACCATAATGCAGATAAGCCCCCCGCTGCTTAGCCTCACGCAGCACCCATAACTTTATTCTTTAGCCAGACCCTGTATTACTACAGCGCCTTCTACCCGCGTTACCGCGTTTCATCCATCCGCCGTGCTACCGGCTTAGGTCTATGCCCGTAATTAGTTTTCTAGTTCGCCTGTTACTTGTAACGCGTCTATTACCTTTGATATGTCTTGTTTAGTTAAATCGTTTGTGCTGTTAATTGTGCGGCCCAAAACATTACAGCAATACGCTTTAAGCTCGTCGCCTTTAATACCTTTACCATTAGCCAAACCGCGCATCATACCCAGCTGCTTACTAGACGGATAAACCTTTGCAGGGCCTTCCTCTGGGAAAGGTACTTCAACATCATTTATAGGCGTTACAGACGCTAAACGGGTTGTAGGTTGCCTGCTTTGCGCTGCTTCTACCTCATCACGGCTAGCAATACTTTTGTTTATAGCAAAACCCATATAACCCAAAGCGCGCCCTAAAGCAGACGTAAAACCAACTTCGTTTTCACTGGTCTTCGTGTACGGGGTGCGGCCTGGGTAAATTTCGCAGGCTGTAGCTACTGCCGGTATTGGGTCGTTTGCGTCGCGCCATACCGTTACCGTGCAGCGAATGAAACAAGTTTTGTCTGGCATTTCTACAACTTCACGGTGCGTTTCTTGTATTCGGATTTCAGGGTATTTTGCGTGCGCTAACTGCAAACGTGTAGCAACATCTACATAGTTATCTAAGCTAAAACCCATTACGCGACCGCCTTAACTTGTTTAAACGCTAAAAGTTCGTCAGTAGCCGGCAACATATCTATAGGCCATAACTGATTTTGTGGCATAGCAAAACACGGCCAACGCAACGCAGTATCCCAATTTTCTTGACGTTCGTTACAGCGTGCAAGCGTTGAATAACCGCGAATAGTGGCCCGTAAAATATTTTGCTCAATAGTTACCAATATGTAACGGCCCGGCTTATCGCCGCCAATATCGTTAGCGCGCTGTTCCATTGGGTGCGTTAATAAACGCCCATTTGCATAATAAGTCGTGCGAACTTCATAACCTAAAACGTCATTACGTTTAGGGTCATAACCTAAATAGCTGTAATCAAAACCAAAATAGTTAGCTACAGCCTGTTCACCTAACGCCCCACAAAAACTAACCGCGTAAGCCTGTTCTGGGTTCATATCGTATTTACTGTTTTTAAAATTAAGGTGCTTGCCGGCTTCTAATTGCAATTCAATAACTTTTAAACAGTTTTCGTAATCGGCTTGGCTTAGCTGGATAACTGGCTGACCTAGTTCGTTAAATTGCATTAGCGGCCAACCTTTCTAAACGTGCGTTTTCGCTTTGTAAATGTTTTACCTGTTCGCGCAAATCTTTTATTACAGCTAACAAATATTGAAGCTCAATAATTGCAGACTTTAAATCTTGCACTAAATCGCCGTCATCAAACGTATATTCACTAGCCCAGTTTTGTAAGTTTCTAATATTTTTATTAGTTACTAGTTCGCTTGGGTCGCGTAAAGGTACGTTGCCTTTTGTTATCTGGTTTATGACTTGCGTAAGCGCTTTTAGTTGCGCTTTGTCTGCGTCAAACAGTTTTTGCAGGTCGTCGTTTACGTTTTCGTTCATTGTCTCGGTTCTTTCTGTTAGTGGGTTTAACGTACCATATCAAAGCCGTGTACGCAGTAAGTAGCAAAGCGATTATAAAGTGTTTTATATTGACCACGCGCGCCACCCGTCGCTATAACGGTAAATAGCTAATGCGCTACGCAAATTAGTTTCTAAATCAAATAGTTCGCTGCAGTCTTTAAGTAAACCGTGCGCTTGTAAATAGCCGGTAGGCCAATAACGCGAAGGTAAGCACCAAAAGTAGTTTATTTGCATTACTCCGGCTGAACCGCCGTTAGGGTCGTTTGGGTTAAATGCGTTTGCCGTACAGCGGCTTTCACGCTGGGCTACTGCTATTAGTTTGCCTAATTCGTGGTCTGGCCAGCCTATGTATTTAGCCATATTAAATACTTGCCCGCATAGGTCAATAACAGGCGTTACAAGCGTCGTAGACGTCGTAAGCGCAGGTATACCTATAGGCGCTTCGTATGCTTCGTAAACGCTTGTAAACGGCGTTTGTAAGTCGCTGGCCGTAGGTGCGGGCGGCGGCTTCAATATAAACAGTGAAGTAATAGCTAATAGTGCTGAAATAACAGCTTTGCTCAAAAGGGTCATATACGGCCTAACTTTCTCGGTAAGGGGTTAAACAAACCCTAACCTACGCGCTAAACAGTTTGTGGCATATCCTTAAAAACCTGCTGAAAGGCTTGTTTTACTAGGTTTGCGTCATTAGCCATAGCTGGGGATATTTCAATATGAAACCAGTCGCCGCCGGACCACTTGCCTTTTATCCAAGTACCCCTATCACATTTCCAGCTTCTGTTTTCGTGATAGTCAATTACTAATTCTATTTGTAAAACGTCTGCATTTTCTAACAGCTTGTATATAAACGGCATAGCAATTTTGCGCCCGTCTACTAAACCTTTGTCAGTCATTTTACGGTAGCTAAAATCTGTAGCCAGCCCGCGCGCGTGATTAGATAATTGGCCGGGCTTTGTCCGAATATCCCTAATTATAAAACTGCCATTATTCCAAAGCGAACCCATAGACCGTTTAACTACCTGCCGTATAAATTCGTCATTACCCGCTAACGGTCTACTAGCTACCGGCGCTTTAACTGCTGTATACGGTCTAGTCATCTTCGTTTAAATATTCGTTACGTTTACTTTTAATACCGTTAGACGCAACTAGGCCCGATAATGTGCCGGTTAAAAAAACTACAATAGTTGACATTAAATCTATGAAAGCCGCGTCGTTTGGGCTTTGTTCTATTGGTTGGCTTACAAACAGTAAGCCGTAAACCATACCTACGACAATGACGCTAAAAACTAAACCTAACAGTACGCCTACGGTAACGATTAGGCGCGCGTGTAATTCGTCTGGGCTGTATCGGTAGCGTTTCACGGCGTTATCCCGCAACGGTCAGGCACATAACAAGTATTTAGTGCAGAATTTTTAACTTTTGATTTAACCGTAATTGTGTTGTCGCGTGTAGTTTCGCAAGCCGTTAACATAAGTATTAGCGCAAACAGCCCGTATCGCATTGCATTACGGTTCGTTAGGAGTCGGCGGTACAAACTCGCCATATTCGCCTAATGAAGCGTCAAAATAATCGCCAATGCCAGCATAAATATTTCTAAAATTTGCGTTGTAACTTGTCTGTAACCATTCGCCGCCAATGTTGCAAGACGCAATAAAGGCTTGGCCTACTGGTTCGCTTTCAGGAAACGGCAAATCGTCAACGTCTGTGTTATTGACTGTTATAACCTCAACCACCATTTTTTGGTCGTTAATTTTTGCAAAGTGTGCCATTATGCAATCACCAAAGTTCCTGTCGCTGTGTATTGAATAAACGAATATGAACCGCTTGTGCCTGTAGTCGGTGAACCTGTTGTAGTAATTGTTAAACCTGTCGCGTCTGCTGTCAAATATCGGATAACAACTTGACCGCTACCGCCGTTGCCGCCAATACCTGCACCGCTGCCTGCAGCACCACCGCCACCGCCACCACGATTAGCAGTTCCGCTTAAACCATTGCCTGCTGTACCGCCGTTGCCTGCGTTAGTGCCAGCCGTTCCGCCTGTACCTGTACCGCCACCGCCACCGCCACCCGAATAACTAATACTGCTACCCGTGTAACTGTTTGCTGTTGCTGCACCGCCTGCACCGCCCGTAGAACCAGAACCGTTACTGCCTGTGCCAGCCGAACCGCCGCCGCCACCGCCGCCTGCTTGCGAACCGCTTTCGTTGCCGCCTGCGTTACCTTCGCCACTAATACCTGTGCCGCCTGTTGAACCGCCGCCACCCGACGCGCCATTCATACCCGGCGCACCAATAACGCCACCACCACCACCATTAGCCGAACTAATAAAAGATGAAGCCGAACCACTTGAACCTGGATTTGTGTGCGTAACTGCTGATGGTATGCCAGCTCCACCCGCCCCGATTTTTATTGTGTAGGTCGTTTTGCCAAGAATACTTGTGCCAGTTACAAAACCGCCTGCACCGCCGCCGCCGCCGGCGGTTGAAGCGTTAGCACCTTTACCGCCACCACCGCCACCACCTGACAACATAAAATCCACAGCCAAAGTATTTTTGGCAGCACCGCTAAAAAAAGTAAAGGTTGACGCCGACAATGCAAGTAGGTAGCCGCCTCCGTATTGCGCCAATGCTAAAGAACCACTTGTGTTAATAGTTACGCCTGCGCCTGCCGTTACCGTGCAAACGCCTGCACCTTTGTTAGCAACCTGAATAACATCACCGACAGTAAAAATACTGTTATTAACCGTAATTGTTGTAGCGCTAGCGCTGTTCATCATTGTGCGTTTAGTTTCGTCGCCTGCGATTAAAACGTAGCTAGCGGTTTTATCTGATATTGGTAAATTTTGTATGTCGTTTAATTGCTGCGCTGTTAAAACTTGCGAAGCTACAAACGGAAACGGCGTGGTCATAGTGTCCTTACTTTATCCTAAAACGTTCTCGGCGTCTAGTATGCCAAAAACAGCGTCATTTAAAATTAGTTCATAAACGATAGTTGTAGGGCTAGTAAACAGCAATATTTTATGCCCGTCGCCAATATTTAACGTATGCTCTACGCCTTCTATACTTAGCTCTTGCGCTAGTTCTGTAGTGCCAGCGCCGCTAGTAAACGTTTTTTCTACCGTTATTGTGTCGCCTATATCTATTATGGCTACCGTGTCGCGCTGGGCTGTAGTTAACATATTTAGGGCCGTACCTACAGACGTGTAACGCGGTTCTGGTTCGCCTTCAAGCAGGTAGCTAGCCAGCGTTGCGGCTGCTGTGTCGTTGTGTAAAAGGCTGTTTGTAATGCTTTGGGTTTGTATAAAATATTTGGCTTGGCTGGCTGCGTCGTCTGCTGTTTGCGGGTTATTGCTACCTAAAATTTGTACTACTGCACGGTTAACTACTTGGTCAGCTTCAAAACTAATGCCTAAAGAATTAAACTTTATTTCTGTGCCGTCGTCGTGAAAGTCTGCTACAGACCCGCTAAGCGTATTTCCTACACGCGGTTGAAACGTCAATAAACCGTCGCGCGACATAAATAAGCGGCCCTGCTCAGCTTCGTTTATATTTGTGCAATAACTTAAAACGTTTGTACCCTGGCTAATAGTAAAAGCTGCAGAGCCGCCTAACGTTTGCGTACCTGTAGTAATAGCGCGCTGCGCTATCGGGAAATTAACTTCTGGTAAATCTAAAACTGCTGTAAGCCGGGCGCTAGTTAATTCTTCGCTTACGTTAAATTCATCTAAAACGGTTTGGCTTAATAAATAAAAATCATCTGCACAAAAAACTGTAACTGTGTCCAAAATTCCTAAACCAAAATTATAATTATAATTGACGACGTAACCTTTAAATAAATATTCGGCGTTATTTAAATCGTCGTACCGGACTAGCTCAACTTTACGCATAGGCGCTAAACCTGGTTGCGCTGTAGCTGCGTCATAATATGGACTAAGCTCGTCAAACGGGTTAAAAATTCCGCTTGTATCGGTAAGCGTAAAAGACATAGTGCCAGTACCAAACTGGTCGCCCTGGTCGCGTCTGCCGCGCCTAACGTTCACGTTTACACAACCTTCTAAAACGCCTGCAAAATTAGTAGTGCCGTCTAAAACATATTGCGTATTATTTAAAACGCCTTGCGGGTTTGCGTCTAAAATAAATGCGTCTTGTTTAAAACCTGTATCTATAAACAGTTCATAATTACCTGAACCTACAACAGCTACCCCAGCCATTACGAAATTGCTAACTGCGAAGGCCCAGCCAAACGGTTATAGGCAAGCATTGCGTTATTGACCGCTACCGCTGTTTCTGCAGTAGTAGCCAAACCGCCCGTAACGTTAATAGTTACGTTCCCTAACGGCCTGCCTTTATCTGTAGGCGCACCTACTGGCAAAAGCGTAGGGATAGTAGGCGCTGTAAGGCTTGGCGTCGTTATATCTTGATTGAAGCCAGCACCAATACCTTTAACGTCAGCCAAGTTTAAACCTTTAGCACCTAAACGCGCTTGCGCTTTAGCCATAGCTTCCTCAACGCCGCGCAAATAAGCTTGGGCGTTAGAAACGCCTGCTGCGTAAAAATTGTTTGCCGATACTTCGCCAATACGTTTAGCAATAGCGTTAACTTCTTCTACAAGTTTGTTAGCCCTAAATACGTTTTCGCTAGACGCTAAAAGTTCTTTAGCTATCTGACTACCGCTATCTATACCAGCGTCTATAACCTGTTGCAAAGCTTCGCTACTTAAACCAGCCGCTAACAATTGTTCAACTAAGTCAGCAAATTCTTTAGCTTTATCTGCTTGTTTTTGTAGCGCACTAAAAAACGTTAAACCTGCGTCTTCGCCGCCTTCTTCAAACGCATTACCAAAATTAAGCGCGTTTGTAATAACGTCAGAAACTGACTTACTAAAATTGTCAAATTCGGTTTGCGCTGTTTTAAGCCGGTCTTTAGCAGCGTCTAAAGCGTCGCCCATTTCTTTATTAAGTGCAGCCGCTGCTTCTTTAGTTCGGTCTGCCATTTCTTTAAGTTTTTTGCTAGCGCCGCCTTTGCTACCGCCTGCGTTTTCGCCTAACAATTCGGTCATATCTGCGGCCGCTTTAGCGTCTTCTGCCAGTTTCTTAGCCGCAAAACTTGAATACCCAGACGCACTAGCCATATTGCCAATACCAGCCGTAAAGCGCGTAAAGCTATTTTCTAACGCGCCTATGTCTATTAAATTGTCAAACGCTTTACCCATTGTTTTAATTGCGTCTAACGGTTGACCTGTAACAAATTGAAACGACGCTTTACTAACTATTGCAAATTTGTAAATAGCGTTAGCGGCCCGCGCAGCGTTAACAGCCACAAACTTAAAACCGTTAACTATTTGTGTACCGCTAGAACCCAGTTCGTAGGCTGCTTGTTGTAAACCTTTAACAAAACCCTTTTCACCGATAACCGTAGCTACTCTTTCAAATGCTGGTACTACGTTGTCATTAAGAAAAGTTACAACGTCTAAAAATATAGGTAAAAATGCTTGCCCTAATTTCTGTTGTATATCGTCAAACGTTGCGCCTAATATTTTTTGTTGCGCTGCTAAACCGTCGCTGGTTCTAGCAAAATCGCCTTGCGCGTCTGCAGTCTGTAAAAAGATTACGCGTTGCGCTGCTAAAACTTTTTGCTGCGCGGTCAATGCTTTATTGCCGCTATAGATACCTAGCTCGGTTGCGGCTGCTTTTAAGGTTGCGTCATCTAATAGCACGCCGTATTTGCGTAACGGTTCGGCTTCGCCGCGAAGCGCAGAACCTAACGCCGTTATAGCGTCATCTACAGAAGTGTTATTAAACGAAGCTAAATCGGCTGCAAGGGTTACAAGTTCAGTAGCAAAATCGGATAAATCTTTACCGGCTAAACCTGCAGACTTGCCAAATATTGCAAACGTGCCAGCGGCTGCAAGCGCCGCCGTTTCGCTTATGCCTAAAGCCGTATTAGCTGTACGTGCGAACCCTTCAACCTCTTTAGATATTGCGCCAAAAACTACAGTATTTTTGCTTATTGCTTCGTTAAAATCTGACGCGCTTTGAATGGCTTTATATGCAAAAACGCCTACGGCTGTAGCTGCGCCCGCAATAGCTGCGCCTGCAATTAGCGTAGATTTTGCTAGCCCGCTAAAACCTTTATTAGCGTCAACGCCAAAAGCGCCTAAAGCTTTTTGTGCTGCGTTTAAACCTTTGTCGTCAAACGTGCTTACTATTGGTATGTTAATTGCCATAACGCACCTTTAGTTTTTTGTTTAGTATGTCTGCTACGTCGTCTACTATTTGTTTAACGGCGTATTGCACGCTATAACGGTGCTGTTCTACTGCCGGGTCTATAGCACGCGGCTGGTTGCCTACTTCTACATTTAAATTAGTTACAAACTGCCCTTTAGTTTTAATGCCGGCGTGGTCATAGATAGCGCCTGCGGCGTCTGTTTGCTGGGCAACCATAAGTTGATAAGGCCTAGCAGCAAACGTAACGCTATGGCTTTCGCGCGGGTTAGTTTCAGCGTCAAACTTATCTTTAAATTGGACTGTGCCGCCCCTGCTTGCGCGCCTACCTACCTTAATTTTTAAACCAGCTTTAGCGGTTTTGTTATCCCAATACACTTCGCGGCCTTTAATAAGTTTGCCGCGCACCATACCAGACAACGGCGGTACGTCGCCTATAAGTTTCCTAGCAGTGTTAATAATTGGCGTACCAGCGCCTTTAATATCTTTAGTTACCTGCCGCCTATAAACTTTGTCAAACTTGTTTAACTCGGCAAGCGTTTTTTGTACGCCTTCAATTTGCATAGTTACTTTGCTAGACATACGTTTTATTTCTATTGTTTAAAATTTCTATTACCGCGTAAACGTCGCCTAATTCGTAGGGTACGTCAATAGGCCAATAACCAGTAGCTACCAGTATTTCGGCCATTACATACCTTAAGCTTCCGGGTCTGCTTTTGGGTCGTGCTGTTCAATTACTTCAATGTTTTTTAAACTGCCGATAAATAAATCTAGGTTTGCTGGCACTGTAATTTTGTTTAACCGGCTGGCTTCGTAACACATATACGCCAAATCTTCTACGCCTATGCCTGCCGCCATATCTGACGCCTTGCGCTTATATTTTCTTTCCCAAGAAACCAGCGTCATTAGGTTTGTTTGTACTTCGTATTCTGTGCCGTCGTTAAATACGGCTTTAAGTGTTAATTGCATTACTTGCCTTTCTCGGTACGGCGTTTATTAAACGCGGTTTGTTTTGTTTTAGTTCTCAGCGGCCAAAGCCGCGTCATCACGAAACAGCTTTAGTAAGTGTGCCGCCTGTAAACGTAAGCGTAATAGTGCTTAGTTCACCTAACGTAGCGTTAATTGGCGTATGGCTTTCAAGGTAAGCACCTGTAAGCGTGTATTTAGGTTCTGTAGCGGTAGGCGTTACAAGTCCTGCAGCTGTAGGCGAAACTGTAATAGTTGTCTGAATACCTACAAGGCCATAAATAGTTGCTTCTGTTTCTGACGCTGCATAACTTTGATAAAGCGTTACTTCAAAAGTATTATTTTGCAACGAAGTTACAGACGAACCGCCAAATTTGCGGGCTGTATCGCCAAACGCTGTAGTCTCAAGGCTTTCGTATACAAACGATAATACGGCGCTAGTCGCTTGGTCCGTAAGGTTTACGCTGTTAATTGTTAGCGCTGGGTTTGAAAGATAAACGGTAGTTGCCATAGTGGGTTAGTCCTTGTCTGTTTCTGTATCTTTAGTTTTAGCAGATTTCTTAGGCGTATATGTGGATATATGCCCGCTATCTATAAGCACTTCAATATTTATACCGGCTGCTTCTAAATCGTTGCCGTCTAAAATGTCGCCGCGTTTACAATTAGCGAACCTATCACTAGTAACTATGTATTGTGCCATATTGTGCCTTTACTGGGTTTGTGCTTGCATTGTTATAGTCAAATCATAGGCGGGATACGCTACGCCGCCTACTAATGCTTCTGTAGGCCTGCCGTCTGTTACGCCTACGTTTGCGCCTAAGACTTTGCTAGCAAGGTTTAATAGGCTGCGTTGCGCGTCTAGGTTGCCTGGTCCTAACGTTATTACGCGTACTGGAAACGCCATTTTTACTATGTTTGCGTTAAACGCTTCAAAGCTTGGCGCGTCTATAAAAGCGCAGGGCGGCGTCAAATTGCGCGGGTCGTTAACTACCTGTAAGCCTGTAACGCCTTCAAGTGTTGTAGTTAAGTTTGTTAGCGCAGTATTAAACAGGTCCGTAAAATTTTGGGGCATTACGCAACCGCTGGCCTATCCACGCCTAACAGCTGTTTAATCATTGGTGAAAGGCCCATAGTGCCGCCTGTACCTAAACCGTCAAAAGTAGCAAAATCTGTTACGCCGCCGCGTTGACGGTAAAGCGCGCCGCCATACATAATCGTACCCAGACTTACCGAACCGTTCGGGACGGTTGTAAGGCTTTCGTTTCTGTAGCCTGCTTCCTGCCTTCGGCGATACGCAAAACTATTAGCAGCCAAAGCGCAAGTAGTTAAAAATGCTGTATCCGCTGCAGTAGCTGTACCGATACCTAGCCAATCTTCTATCTGTTGCGCTGTTATCCAAGTGCATACGGGCGTTGTCGTTAGTGTGCCGGTTGCGGCCACTATGTTTACGTTGTCAGCTGTTTTAGCGTATAAAACTTGGTTAGCTATTGGTGCTTCAATGTCGTAGACAAAAAAACCTTGGTCATCTACGCCCGTGAAATAGTATTGGGGTAAACCAACTACCGTATATGTACCGTTAAAAGTTGCGTCAACACTTGCAATAGTTACGCTTTGCCCTACTTCTAACGGGTCAGCGTTAGTAAGTAAAACTATTACCGCGTAATTATCGGTTAAGTATTTTTGCTGGACCGAATAGACGGCCATAACTGGCCTACCTTTCGGCTATTAGACGAACTTAACGAACTTAGTAGCGTCAGCCATAAACCCGGCTGCGTAACCTCTAAACGCAATAGTGCGGCCCATAGTTGCAGGTACTTCTACGCTAATTGCGCCCTTTTGCTGTTCGTAGAATTCAAAGCCTGCAGCTGGTCCGGCCGCGTGGCCCATAAACGAACCTGGGGCGTGTCGGTCAACTACAAGCACAAGGCCTAACGGGTTGCCGTTCCAACTTGTAGCAGAAGAATTACCTGCAGCGTTTTGACCCATAAGGTTAGGTGCGCCTACAAATGGAAACACTGGGCGGTTCTGGTCATCTACTGAACTTGCCAAAGCTTTCCAACTGGCAGGCGTTACGAACATATGCGTAGGCAAATAGTTAGAGTCTGTAGAAATTTGTCGTGCGCCTTCGTAAATTGCTGCTACCCAGTCCGCACCTACTGCAGTGTCTGCAACTGATGAAGTTTGTGTAATTGCAGCGTGGCAAGTATCTATTGCGTAATTGTCAGTTGCCTGACCGTAAGCAATAGCTAACTGGTTCAAAATAATGTCAATTGAAGCAGGGTCTGAAAAATCTAGGTCCTGTTCTGACACTGTAACAAAAGTACCAAACGACAATTTAGAAATGTCATTGTTTGAAACTACAACAGTTGAAGCGTTTAGCTGGTCAAACTGCGCCGATTGCTGTTGTACTACTGGGCGTGTTGTAATTTTTGGCCTGCGAAATGTTGCGCCTTGTGTAGGCATTGCGCGAGTACCAATGGCAGTAACAAACGGGCGCACTGGGTTAAGTCCGTCATATACAGAACCAGTAATAATTTCTGGCAAAATACCTGGGGTAGATTCAGTGTTAATAAATGGTGCAACGCCCGGCGCTGCTTCTACTACTGCTTGTTTAATGTTTGCGTTCATCTGTGCAAAATCTGCACCGCCGCGCACATAGCTAGCAATATATTCTGAAGTACTTGGCAAACGAAGTTTACGCGGTTGCGCGTATACCGTGTGTACGGCTGCTGCTTCAACGATTTGTGGGGTTTCTGTTTCCATTTTTTCTACCTCTTGTTCTGGGTCTTGTTTACTATTTAACACTACTTCATCTTCGTTTTGGTGGATACTGGCCGCTACGCGTTCTACTTTAGCGGCTTCAAAAGCGCCAAAAGGTAACAGGCTTAATTCTTGCCAATCTGCTTTAGTTACTATCATTGTGCCGGCTTCGTCAAAACTAAATTCAACCGGCAAAATACCTACAGAAACGCTATCTAGTACGCCGTCTTTTGCTAGTTGTAGCGCTTCGTCGCCTAACCTAGTTTCGCTTATGCGGGCTTCAAATAAAACCGTATCGCCTACTAATTCTCTACTGATTACTAAACCTATTGGGCTAGTACTGTCGTGGTTGAGATACATTTTAGGTTTCTTGCCTTCAAGTGGCAAACTGCCAGGTTCAAACCGTACTTTTTGGCCGTCGCTTACTACAGCTTCTACGCCGTATTGCAACGCAACGCCCGCTAATGTTCTTCTTGGCAGCGTTGCACTAGCGGGCGCTGCGTCTAGCGTCAATTCTTGCGGCGTCAATCTAAGCATTATTAACCGTCATTTCTTCTTGTACTAGTTCTTCTTTTTCTTCTACTTCGTAACTTTCTAAATAACTTTCAATATCAAACCTTACTACAGTCCCGCGCGGTAAAACGTTGTTAGCGCTAAGCGTTTCTTGTATGCAATCTATGTACGGTTTCACGCCAAACTTGTATAAGTCGCGCGAAGCTTCAGCGCTGCTTACATAACTGTAATTGCCAATACTTACAGAAACTAGATACGCCGGTACGTTTGCAATTCGTGCTATTTCTTTTGCCTGATATTCGGCAGCGTCAATAAGTAGCATTTTGTCAGGCGTTGCCATATTTGGTATTACTTCTACAAATTCGTTAACCGCGCTTGTAGCAGAAGCAAAACGTGCTTCGTCATAGGCCGCTGCTAAATCGCGTAATTCTTGCGGCGACATAGGTTCGCCGCCCATTTGCCTAAGCGTTACGGCTGGTTGCAAACTGCTTGCGTTGCGATTACGGGCCTGTTCAAGTTTTAGCGCTGTATCTACAGAAGTTGCGCCGGTATAGATTAGGCCTTGTATCGGGCTTAAAAACTGTACGCAATCTTCCCAGCGAATAGGTAAGCCTTGAAACAATATTTGTTTAGACGGTCCAAACCATACGCCGCTGCTTTGTGCCTGGTCTTGCGTTGTAACTATTGCGGCAGGTAGACGCGTAAAAGAACTTGGGTAGCCTGTGCTATCGCGTTCGGTTATGTACCAAAATGCGCGACCATAAAATAATAAATCATCTAACGTAAAACTTAAAATAAAATTATTTGTTACGCCTTTGTCTATTCGCTGTAACCAGCTGCGCGGCGCTTCTGGCACTAATTCTAATTTTTCGCCGTTCCAGATTTCTTTAAATAATTCCAGTTTTAGGCAACCGAGAACCGAACACATCAAATCTCTACTACGCGAAATAGTCGGCACTTGCATAAAACGTTGTCTAGAAACGCCGTCAGAATAAGCGTAAAAATTGCCAATTTGTGAAGCGCCTGCGTTACTACCTGCAGCCGCTTTTACTTGTTTAACGGGTTCAGGTTTGCGCGCGAATAAAGCCATTTGGTAAGTATGCCACATTTAAAATAAAAATTTGTGATAGGTAGCCGCCGCAGTCGTGAACCGAGAAAGTCTGAAACTCAACGGCTACCCGCGCATTACCTTAGCCGATAACAAAACCTATATAGCGCCACGCGTGCTAACTATTAACGGTTTACCTATGGTTGAAGGTTTGCTAACCATACTTACGGCAA